ATGCCAATTAAAGAACCCCAGGAATTTAACCTAATCGGCAATATTCTTATATTTATCATGACAATTTTAGGTGCAACAGCAAGCTATGCATACAGAATATTAAAAGGTGAAGAATTTCGGTGGTCAATATTATTTCTTCAAGCAATTGTTGCTGTATTTGCTGGCGCATTAGTTATGCTCACAGCTAGCTATTATAGCTGGGCAGCAGAGGCTGCTGGTGGTATTTCTGGATTAGCTGGTTGGTCTGGTGCTGAATTTATTAAAACGTTAGAAAAACGTTTTTTAAGCCGTATAAAAGGAGAACGTAAATGATAACGGGCCAGAAAGGCATCGACCTTATTAAACACTTTGAATCGTTGCAGCTTAAAGCATATTTATGCCCAGCAAAAGTTTGGACAATTGGCTACGGACATACATTAGGTGTTAAGCCCAGTGATAAAATAAGTGAACCTCAAGCAGAACGCTTCTTACGAGCAGATTTAATTCAGGTAGAGCGAGACTTGCAAAAAATTATTCGAGTTCCACTCACTCAGGAACAATTCGATGCATTAGTTTCATTCACCTTTAATTGCGGTATTAGAGCAGTAAGCACATCAACATTAATTCGCAAATTGAACACCCGTGATTATGAGGGTGCGGCAAATGAATTTCCACGCTGGGTATTTGCTAATGGCAAAAAACTCGGCGGCTTAGAACGCCGACGCATACTTGAACGCAGGCTATTTGAATCGAAATAGTCTTATTTTATAGCTGATGACAGTGGCCACACACTCCTCCCTTAGTTGACTTCGAAAATAAGAAAGTGGTGCCTACCACTAAATATCTAATATGAATCACTAAAACAACAATAATTTCGTATTTAGATATATGAGCTGGCAGAGATTCCGCAAGAAAAAAAGAAGAAGCTAAATTTTAGGATATTAGGTGAGTTGGGCCGCTGTCGGAAGCTGACATATAGACAAGTTCACGCCAAATCAACATTTGAGGTTTTATGGCAACCATCATTGAACAGAAGCTTATCACGCTACTACAGCCGCTGTTAGCCGATGTACCACTCATTGTAAAAGGAGATTCGCCGACTCCAGGACAACCTTATGCAGAACTCAGCACCCTTTCCTACACCGCATTAGGCTTGAGTGATGAAGTTTCTCAGAAGGTTGACGATAACGGCTATCTAACCATCCGTGGTCAAAGGCGATCTGAAATTGCCGTGCATTACTACGGCCCCGATGTTGTTGAACAGCTAAGCAAAATCATCGATGGGCTAAACAGAGTTTCCGTGTCAGAGAAGTTTCAACTGGCACAAATTGGCGTAGAGGGAAGTGGAAAATTAAAGACAGAGATGAAAGATGACGCTGAATGGACACCAAATTCTGAAACTTATCTAAGTTTACACATCCACTATGCCGTCACTATCAATGACCATGTTGGCATCATTGAAACCGTTCACACCGCCCATGAAAACGGCGCAATAAAAATAAAATTAACGAGGTAAAACAATGGGTTCCTTGAATCAAATTGTAAATGTAAACATTGCCCTAAGCACAACTAGCGTGCCACGTGGCGTTTTTGGCGTACCAATGATTATCGCGCCTTTAACCGCATTTAGTGAACGTGTACGTGTTTATTATGACTATGCGGCAGCACAAGAAGATCAGCTACCAGAGCCAGTATTGAAAGCACTGAACGCCGTATTCAGTCAAACACCACGTCCGCAGATGTGTAAAGTGGGTCGCTTGGATGTTGAAACTGAAGCAGATGGCAACTCAGTGGTTAAAGTCGATACTTTTCCTGCACAACTTGCCGAAATTCAAAAAGAAGATAAAAACTGGTATGGCTTTGCATTAACTGAACGTCAGCCTGAACTTCAGTTGGCAGCCGCAGAATGGGCAGAAACGCAAGATAAGTTATTCTTCACGGCCAGTGCCGATACCAACATGACTATCGCTAGCGAAAACACTGATTTACTTTCTAAACTAGCTGCAAAAAACTTACTGCGTACTACTGTCATTGCAGATAAATATGCAGACGAACAGTACTTAGAAATGGCATGGATGGGTCGCTGTTTCACTATCGCTCCAGGTGGTGAAACGTGGGCGTTAAAACAACTTGCTAATGTAAAAGCAAGCAATTGGAGTGCAACTGAGCAGCAGACTATCATCAAAAAAGGTGGCAACACATTTGAACAGTATGCACCTCAAATTTTCCTAACCACACCAGGAAAAATGGTTAATGGTGAGTGGATTGATGTTGTCCGTTTCCGCGATTGGCTATCTGATTATGTCCAAACCAATCTAACAACTTTAATGATTAACCGTAATAAAGTGCCATATACCGATGGCGGCATTGCTCTTATCGTCAACAACCTAACGGGTAGTCTGTTAGAAGGCCAACGCGTCGGTGGTATTGCACCTGATGAAGTCGATTCACAAGGCAATAACATGAAAGGCTTCGTTATCACCTACCCACGCAGTGTTGAAGTATCGTTCCAGGACAAAGCTAGCCGCGTTCTTAATCTTTCTTTCTCAGCTCGTTTGGCTGGGGCAATCCATCTTACTAACATCAGCGGCAATCTGTCGTATGAACTGCAATAAGGAAAAATAACTATGTCAGCAGTACTTACAGGCACTTACAAAGGTGATCAAGTTTTCGTTACCGTCGGTCCAGTATTAATTTCAGGCTTTAGTGATGGCGATGCAATCAGTGTTAAACGCAACGTCGAGCTTTATACAAGTAAAGTAGGCATTGGTGGTGCCGTAGCACGGGCACGTAATGCAGATAAAACAGGTTCTATTGAGATCAAACTTCTCCAGACCAGTGCTGTAAACGATGCGCTTTCCGCCCTATTCTACGTGGATAACTTTAGCGAAGACGGTTCTCCCGTTCTGCCTATTTCTGTTTCCGACTGTAGTGGCCGTACCTTATGCTGCGCAGGTCAAGCATGGCTACGCGCCGTGCCTGAACTGGCCTTTGGTAAAGAAGTTGGCGAGCGCACTTGGGCATTTGAATGTGTTGATCTCAAACTTTATGTTGGTGGCAATTCCTAAGTGGGTGAGTAACTCATCTACTCACCCACCACTTTATTTCTAATAGAAAATACGTTAGTTCATTAACTGATTATAAGGAGGCTTAGTCCTCCTTTCTTATATGGAGAAATCTTGATGCAAACCGAAACCTTTATTATTGGTAACAGAGAGTTTACCGCTGGAAAAATGAATGCTTTTGATGCTGGGCGCTTATTGTTGAAACTAAAATCTATTATCGCTCCGGGTTTATCGCAGTTAGGCCAAGGTAAAAAATTGGAAAGCGCTAACGTATTAGATCTGTTCTCAGGACTAGATGAAAAAACCCATGAAGAGGTTATTTTTCCTATTCTAGCCGCAGCAGGTGCTTATTCTATAGAAAATAAACGCAAAATTGCCTCTGCGACAGATATGAATCTCTGCTTTACCGTTGATAATCTCCTCGATTTCTACCTCTTGGTATGGGAGGTCTTGAAGCTAAACTTTGCCCCTTTTATCGCACAGGTCGGCGCGCTTTTTGGCAACCAAGATTTACCGCAAGCGAAGAACGAATAGAAAGTAGCGATGTAGGAAAACTCAGCGAAGATCTGGAGCAAGAGCTCTGGATCTGGCGACCTATTATGGCTCAGCTCGCTACACTTGAGTCGGTAAAATCAGGGGATACCAGTACAGAGGATCTATTAAAGCTCAATGCGTTACTCGATATGCGTGACGCAATGCGATCTAAAGCGCAACAGGAGAGCCGATAATGAGCAATTCAACGGCCACATTAAAAAAAGACGCCGCGTTATTTGAGCAATTAACCAAAGTTATAGAACAACTAGCCGAGAAGTCAGACGAAGCAAGTAAAAAGCTTTTAAACATTGACTGGGAAGAAACCATTATCTCGGACAGAGTGGAAGACGTGGCCAATGCCCGCCTTAGCTCTATCATGGTGCATTTTGAGCAAACGACAGAAAAGAGCAAAACATGGGCAGAGAAAATAGCAGAAGCATCCCAAAAAGTACAAGATAGCTTCTCTAAGCTGAATGAAACTCTAGGGGGAAGGCTCTCTCTCGATGCCCTGGCAAAAAGCGCCGAAGATTTGCAGGGCCTACAAAAACGAATCGAAAGAATCAGCCAAAAGTTCTGTGACTCTGCCGATGGAATTTATTTCCTAACCCTAGAAGCCAATAAAGCCAGAATGGCTATTTCCGAGTATGGCGATGCATATGTGAATTTGGGGAAAAATGCAGAAGGTATGTTGCTCTCCCCAAAAGATGTCACAGATACATTAAATGCCATGTCGAATGCTTTAAAGCTAGGCACAGGCTCCGCAGATGAACAATCTGCAGCATTGGGCAACTTGATAGAAGAGTTTAGTCAGGGGCCGATAAAAGCCTCTGCAATGAAAACGTTTCTGGATAACTTAAGTGATACCACACTACAAGCCCTTGCTAAGAGTATGGGGAAAAGCGAAGAAGGTCTGATCAATTTAGCAGAGCAAGGAAAAATAACCGGCCAGAGCCTAAATAATGGTTTAATAGGTATTAGTCCCACATTACAGCAAAGTGTCGATAAACTTCCTATGTCATGGGGAACGGCAGTAACTAAAGTAAGTAATCGCTGGGATGACCTTATTTTCAACTTAGAAAGTAGAAGTGGTATTATTACCAAGATATCAAACCTTTTTATTCGTGGTTTTGATCTTGCAGAAAGAGCAATATACTGGTTTATCAACACCTGCGGTGGTGTTGAAAATGCCATGACATTAATTGGAGTAGCAATAGGGTTACTTTCTCTTGGGAAAATACTTCCGTTCTTCACTTCTCTAGGCAGTATATTTAGCTCGTTAAGTGTATTGACACCTATACTTAGCTCAGTTATTAAAGGCCTTGGCATTGCTTTGCGATTTTTGTTCTCGCCAGCAGGCCTAATTATTGCTGCAATTATTGCGATTGGTCTTGCCATTAAAGATCTTTATGACTGGATTAATGGCGGTGATTCAGTTATTGGTAATTTTCTTGGGCCTTGGGTAGATGTTAAAACAAAGCTTATTGCACTGTGGAATGAAATAAAAAATAAAGTAACATCTATCTGGGATAATGTTAAGAATTATTTCTCTACATTATGGGATGATGCCATTAATTCCTCTGTCGAAACTTGGGAGTCATTTAAAAATTATTTAAATGGTTTATGGAATGGCATTAAAGCTGATGCATTCTCAAAGTTTGATAACATCAAAACCTATTTATCCACCTTATGGAATAACATAGTCAATACTTCCATCTCAGCTTTGGAGTCATTTACAAACTATCTAGATAGTTTATGGTCCGGTATTAAAGCCGATGCATTCTCGAAATTAGACGGCATAAAAAAATACTTTTCTACGTTATGGGATAATATAGTTAATACTTCCACCTCAGCACTGGGATCGTTTAAAAACTATCTGAATAACTTATGGACTGGTATTAAAGCCTATGCATTCTCAGTATGGGATGGTATCAAGACCTACTTTTCTACGCTGTGGGATAATATAGTCAATGCTTCTACCTCAGCACTGGGGTCGTTTAAGAACTACCTGAATAATTTATGGGCTGGTATTAAAGCCTATGCATTCTCATCGTGGGACAGTATCAAGACCTACTTTTCTACACTGTGGGATAATATAGTTAATACTTCTACCTCAGCCTTGGGGTCGTTTAAGAACTACCTGAATAATTTATGGGCTGGTATTAAAGCCTATGCATTCTCAGTATGGGATGGTATCAAGACCTACTTTTCTACGCTGTGGAATAATATAGTCAATACTTCTACCTCAGCACTCGGGTCGTTTAAGAACTATCTGGATAATTTATGGACTGGTATTAAAGCCTATGCATTCTCATCGTGGGATAGCATCAAGACCTACTTCTCTACGCTGTGGGATAATATAGTCAATACTGCCATTTCAGCTTGGGAAACATTTACAAATTATCTAAGTAGTTTATGGGAGGGTATTAAATCCTATATATCTTCAACGTGGGATAGCATCACAGAATACTTTTTTACGTTATGGAATAATATAGTCAATACTGCCATCTCAGTTTGGGATTTATTTATAAATTATCTAAATGGTTTATGGACTAGCATTAAGACTTACGCCTTTACTATATGGGATGAAATTAAAGCATCACTTATAGGCAAATGGGATGAAATAGTAAATAGCGCCATCACCACTTGGGAAAATTTAAAGAATAAAATCACACAACTTTTTGATGAACTCAAAAAACACATTGAGGATGTTTTTACTTTCGACTCTACAAAGCTAACTAAAGGGTTCGATAGTATATTTAATGGTTTTAATGAACTTGTTGATGGCAGTAAGAAAATATTTGATGATTTTGTTAAATATCTTGATGGGCTCGCAACAGATATCATTGCACCATTTAAATCAGGCATTGAGGGTGCAAAGAACCAGCTAAGAAAAATTCCTGGGTTTAGCGCAATATTTGGTGATGATACCCCTGAAGAAAGCATCTCATTAGTCAATGACATTGTTTCAAAGGAGGTAATGTCAGGGACATCTAAACTGTCCAATGTACCTCTGCAAACTAATGAAAAAGTGCTCAGTCAAGCGCCATTCATATTGAAAAGTGCAAACGATATAGTAAGAAGCATCGATATACCTAATATTAGTCCAAGCATGGTGACCAATAGCACGACTAACTCTTATACCCAAGTTTCTATGAATAACACAGTAAATATTAATGTTTCAGGAAATGCGACTCAAGAGCAAAGTAAAGACATAGAAAATGCAGCCTTATTTGGAATATTACAAGGTTCGAAGTTATTAATGCAAACAATAGAAGGTGTTCAATCATGAGTCTAAGATGGGGTGTCTTCGCTAGTTTATTAAATAATAACGATCCAACTGTTAGCCTCAAAAGCCAGTATCTTAATATGGAATTTGATGTGGTGATGACAGAAAACCATACTTGGTCTGCAACACCAACCAATAACCCCGTTGAGAAAGGCAGCCCTGTATCTGACCACGTACAAAGGACACCTGATGAACTCACTATAAGCGGTATTATCAGTAATGCGCCGATGTATGGATATCTAGGGTTAGTTTCTGCCAAAAATGGAGAGGCTAGCGGGGAATCTGCTGTTAAAACAGCCTTCGATAATCTCTATAAACTTATCGATGACAGAATGCCGATGATGGTTTACACACGCTATCGCCATTATCCCGATATGGTGTTAACCAAAATAAATATTCCACGAAAACCAGAGGATGGTAACTCTATTGTCTTTACTGCATCGTTTAAACACGTTCGCTGTGTATCTACACTAGTAGTCGACTCCAAAGATGCTGGGATTAATCCTGAGAAAACAAGCTCTAAACCCGTTTCTCGCCAGGCACAGCCTAAAAAAAGCACTGGGAAAAAGTACCCGAAAAAACCTGGAAAAGAATCAGCATCACGGAATAAGGCGATAGCAGACTGCCTTCCCATCAGCAGACCTGATTATGCCCAAGTTAAACCCTAAATATTAACTGAGCTGGATAAAAATGAATGAATATCTTGAGGTTCCGCTTATTGCAGGACTTCCCGACCAGCAAATGGATATTACACTGGATGGGAAGCCCTTTTCTCTGCGAGTAACCTGGAATGAACGCTTTAGCTATTGGACTCTAAGTATTTACCATCTAACCGGAGAAAGCATTCTGAGCGGAATTAAAATGGTGAAGAACTTTCCATTATTACAACGCTATCAGACTGGTCTTATTTTAGGTGAGTTTATATTTTTTGATTATAAAAGCGGAAAGCCGAGGCCAGATTTTGACTCCGTAGGTAACGATCATACTTTAATCTACATAGCCAAATCTGAACTTTAATCACTCGTTATAGGAATCTGCAATATGCTATTTAATCGTGTCGCAGAATTAACCGTTGGCGCAGCAAATGAGAAATCTGTAATTATTCGTGATCTGCGATTTAGTTTTTCCATCACTAAAGATAATGATAAATCAGCCAATAATTTATCATTAAAAATTTATAATATGAATCAAGAAACTCGTAGCATTGTTGAAAGAGTAAATAACAGTGTCATATTAAAAGCGGGTTATGAACATGATATTGGTGCTGTAACAATATTTACAGGTTCTGTTATCAGTGCTTGGACGGAAAAAATCGAGAATAACATTATTACTTATCTCAGCGTATCTGATGGAATTTTACCTTTGCGCGATACAAAGATATCGCTGAGCTATGCACCGGGAATTTCAGCTATTACGGTACTAAAGGATGTTGCAGCTTCATTTAATATTCCTATTAAGCCTTATCCAAAGAAAATGGTGGATAAGACTTATACCAATGGTTATTCCTTCGTAGGTAAGGCCGATACCGCTATGCGCGATATTTGTGAATATCTTGGCCTTACGTGGTCTATTCAAAACCATGAATTGCAAATTCTTGATAAAAAGTCACCTATTGGGGAAGAGCTGGTAGTGTTAACCCCCGATAATGGTCTGATCGGTATTCCGAGCCGCATCGTTGATGCAACTCGTAATAAGCAAAAGGGGGAAACATCGCCGTCTACTGGTTTATTACTATCAGAAAGCCGAATGAAAAATGACAAATTTCAGACGGAAGGTTATCGAGTTAAATGTCTGCTTCAGCCTCGATTATATCCCGGCTGCTACGTTGGCTTGGAAAGCGACATGTTGCAATTAAATCCTAATAGAAACAGTACTGACAGCCAGACTCGCCCTCGGGCATATTTTCGCGCAGAAACCGTCACCCACGCAGGCGATACTACCGAAGGTAACTGGCTGACTGAGTGCGAATTAAAACCCTTAGAATAAAGGAGTTAGTGATGGCTGAAAGTACTAATTTACTACAGTCACTCCAATCACTGATCCAGTCTGAAACTAACCAAATTAATACCGCTATTGACGCGATTATTGAAAGCTACGATGCGGGTATCGCAAGTGTAAAACCGATACCCAAAATGAAGTTTATTGATGGGTCAGCTTTGGACTATCCAGTGATTCCTAAAGTGCCTGTTGTCTGGCCTCGCTTCGCAGGTGATGTTGCCGGTGTGAAAGGACCTGTTAGGCCTGGGGATAAATGCCTACTGATATTTTGCCAACAGGCATTAGATGACAGTGACGATTTGAGGCGTTTCTCTCTTAACGATGCCTATTGCATTGTTGGGGCCTTTGGCCCAGCAAAAGATCGCGGTGCAGAAAATACTCAAATGCAGCTCTACTTTGGCGATGCTTATGTCGCCATAACAGAGGAAGGCAAAGTCCTTATTAACGCTCCCGCCGGTGTCGAGATTACCACGCCTGAAACGCTCAATAAAGGACGCCTGACGACAGAGGGCTTGTTGACCTATCAGGCAGGACAAAAAGGCAAAGGCGATCTACTCGTCAGCAGTGGAGACATTCGTTCAGATAACATTTCTCTCAAGAAACATACTCATCGAGAGCACGATGGCCCAACCACAGGAGCAGCCCAATGATTGATTTAATGATCGATAAAGAGGGCGATCTCAGCCTGATAGGGGCTGATTTTCGTTGGGTTGATGGTACTGAACGCGTCAGGCAACAACTGCAAATAAAACTACAACTCTGGCAAGGAGAGTGGTTTCTTAATACCGAGTTTGGCACGCCTTATCTAAGCCAGATTTTGGGTAAACAAGTTTCTCTACAGGCGGCTATTGCTGCATTAAAACGCAGTATTCTCGATGTGGAAGGTGTTCAAGATATTCAGGAGTTCAGTTACACCGTTGATCGCCATTCTCGCCAATTGAACGCTGAGTTTACTGTGACAACACCTTACGGTCTCATTGAATATAAAGGTAATACATAATGGCACTGACCCAAACTGGCTATACACCTAAACGCCTATACGAACTTAAACAAGAATATGACCGATTGCTCACAGAGAGCTTAGGGCCCATTAATACCGAGCCTGATTCTGTTATTGGCCAACTTGAAGGTATTTGGGCGGAAGCACTCGCCAATTTATACGAGCAAATGCAGGATACTTATCACTCAATGTACCCTTCTAGTGCAGAAGGTGTTTCATTAGACGGTGCCGTTTCCTATGTTGGTATTACCCGTCTTGCTGCTTACCCAACTCAAGTTGTTGCTGCAGCCTATGGCCGAGAATCAACACTGCTGCAACAAGATGCTTTAGTCTCTGATCGTGTCACACAATATCGCAGCACAGCAGATACCGTTATCAGTCGAGCCAATGCGATTGATACTACGATCGAGATCGAGGTATCGAATCTCACAACCTACTCTTTGAATATTAACGGCGCTTTAATCAGCTTTATGTCTACGGCAAAAGCAACTGCCGAACAGATTATCAATGGACTTGGCAATCAACTGACACCAAAACAGTTTAGTTTCTCAAATCAAAGAAATTGCCTACAAATTTTCGCGACCAATGGCATAACACCCTTTGCTATTTCCGTTGGCGATAAACTAAAAATCACACGTATAGGTTCTCCGGTTCGTTTTATTGCCGAAAGTACAGGCCGTAAAGTGCTTCCTGTTGGCGCACTCAACCAGATAATCACTCCTCGTAGTGGATGGGATTCTATCGGAAACCTCGTTGCAGGAACGGTAGGCAGAGAGAGAGAAACAGATACAGAACTGCGCCAACGTTTCGAACAATCACGGCAAGTGCTGGGTTCTGCAACTGTCAAGGCCATCAGAGCAAGACTGTTGCAGGAAGTACCCGGAATAAATGAGGTGCGTATCTTCGAGAACCGCCTGAATGTTACATCGCAAGATGATATTCCCCCTCATGCGCTAGAAGCTCTCGTTGTCGGTGGGGAAGATCAAGCTATCGCCGATACGTTGTGGAACCATAAACCGGCAGGTATAGAAACTTATGGTACGACAGAAGTCTTAGTTCAAGATGAAAACCGTGATGGGCAACTTATTCGTTTCTCACGACCAACTCAGCACTATGCTTGGGTAAAAGTTCATGTCGGTGAACTTTATAACGAGGAAGCCTTACCAAGCGATGTGCTCACAGGGATAAAACTTGCTGTCGTACAACATGGTCAATCATTGGGTATTGGCGAAGATATTATCCTCCAACGATTTCTTGGGCCTATTTACGCTAATACATCGGGCTTAGGGCAACTCACCATTGCAGTTGCCATTATGAATAGCGAAAACGAACTCCCCGTTTACCAAACAAAGAATATTCCTCTCGACCGTCGAACTATTGCTCTTTTTGCGTCGAGTAGAGTGGAGGTAAGTGGCCTATGAGTTACCCCTATCGCAAAACAGCATTATCTCGACTCGTTAGCCAATTTAATGATAAGCCCCATATTTCTGGGTTAGTGCAATCAATGGTTACACCATTAGAAGAGATGGATACAGACCTTATTGAGCTAAAGATGCAGCGTTGGATCAATAGTGCAATAGGTACTCAACTCGATGGCTGTGGCTATATTGTGGGTGTGGCTCGTTTAGGGCGTAACGACGAAGAGTATAGAACAGCAATAAAAGCTCAAATATTAAGTAATATTTCAGCCGCTACCCCAAAGGCGCTGATTGAAGGTGTACGTTTTCTGACATCACCCGATGAAGTGCAATATCTAGAAAGCTATCCCGCTTGTGCTTTGCTATTTACCAATGGAAAACATGTTCCTACCCAAAGCCAAGCTATCTTGCAAGATATCGCGCCAGCTTCAATAGAGAATATCCCGCTAATGGTGAGCTATGGGCGAGAAAAGCCATTGCGTACTGGAAGGTTAAGTACCCCTCGTCAATTAGCAGCTTCGGAACAACCAGGTAAAAAATCATCACTCAGAACACATGAAGGCAAGTTACAAGTTAGCACGAGCAATCCGGAAGGTAATGCGAGATTAGCTGGAACCAAACTCGTTAAAACACCACTTTCTGCAAACGGACGTTCTATTAATGTTGGAATTGGTTTGCTGTCGATAGGTTCATTTGAACCTATCGAGAATGGGTATCACTTAACAGGAGTCTTTCAATGACCACTTTTGCAGAAAAAGATATTTCTTTTCCCGATGGACAACTTAATGTCGTACATCTCCCCGAAGCAATTATGCAAAATGGTTTCATACCGGAAACCAGAGATGCACCGGGAATGCCATTACCAGCACAGTATCTGAATTGGCTATTTCGCGATATGTATCGCCAAATTAATGCCTTGAAAAAAGAAGTTAGCGAATTAAAAAAATAATAGTTCTTCTCTGTTTATTTCTAAATTTCAAATCAACGCTATCCAATAATATCTATTTATAATTTAAGAGGTTTGCTATGGCATTTACCCCAGAGCAGGAAAGTGCATTGCTCGCTTTGCTCAATGAAAATAAGGTGACACTTTCTGAGTTACCCGCAGCAACAACAGTGAATAACGATGATTTACTCTTAACCCGTCAGGGTATTGTTGATAAATCCATTACCTCAAGCGTACTGAGATCATCTTTTTCTCCCCCTGCATCGTTGACTAAACCTGGCATCACGGCACTAAGTAATGCAGTGAACAGCAGCAGTGAAACCATCGCAGCGACATCAAAAGCAGTACAAACAGCGGTAGGTCAATCCCTGCAAAAAAACGCGAATTTATCGGACGTAACCAATGTTGAACAG